GGTGGTTTTGACTACAACCAACAAATTCAAGCTAATACCAATATGCGTACCAGAGGTACTGGATTGATGATTGATATACAGGCAATCAAGATTGGTACAAGTAACGAAGGAGATTATGCGAATAATTCTAGTACCACTATGGGTGCTTTAGATATTAATGGACAGTTATGGACTTGGGGATATAATGGACATTCTGGTTTAGGTAGAAACTTTAGATATAATAATAACTGGTACAACAGTTACATTCCTGCAAAAATACCACAACAAGTATTTGACAATCGTAAGATTAAAGACTTCTGGTTAGGTGGTGGTAACTATCAACAAGGACATGCTTTAGATGAAGATGGAAATCTATGGGCTTGGGGATATAATGGTTATGGTGCTCTTGGTCTTGGAGATGATCAATACCAAGGTTATCCTAGAAAAGTTCCATATGACTTTAATAGACATGGTGGAATTAAAAAGATAGTTAAAGCAGGATATAACAGTTACATTATGACTGTTGTGTTAACACATGACGGTGTTGTACATGTTACAGGTTATCTTCCATGGGTTGGAGAAAACCTCTACCGTTCTGGTGCAAATAATGGTAATGATTATTGGTCTGGTGGTAAAACTTTCTCTCCAATGCAACAAGTTTTCTGGGGTGCAGGAAAAATGGTTGAGATGAATGGAAGTGGATTAAGACAATTGTGGAGTATGACAGATCTTTATAATGATATTGAGGATTTCTGGTTAAATCTGGATCAGGGTAATGCTAGTATGGTTTTGAAACAAAAATCAACTGGAATGTTATATGGTGTAGGTAATCAACAGAGCTATACTTTTGGTACATATGATGCTTTTGCTGCTACAAACCCTGAGTTTGGTGATAATCATATGTCAAATATTGAACCACAGTATCCAGTTCCTATGAGTGTTACTGATACTTCTGCAGAATGTATTGATATGAAAAGATCTGGTGGTGGTAATACAGACTATAGAGTTCGTGCATTCTTACTTAACACAGGTAGAGTAACAACAGTTGGTAGTGGAGACTTTGAAGCTAGAGGTAGAGGTCCTCGTAACTCTTGGCCAATTCATTCAGATTCTATAGGTAAGTTTCCTTGGGAATTAGATGGTACAAATAACTACAACGGTTTAGAAATGAGAACATTTGAAAAAATATCATGTATTCATAGTAGTATTGCGGATGATGGATTCGCAATGATAGGACAGAACGATAAAGCTTACTATGTTGGGGATTCTAGTACAATGGATGATGCTGCTGCTACTGTATTTGGAGTACACCAAACAAGAATAAATGGTTTGTAATTATATACTTGTAAAATAATCAAACCTTTGCTATAATGATATATAATTCTATATTGCTGATTGAAGTGTATGCACTTTGCGAAGATTGCGTTAGATAATGGCGGTAGTATTCATCCTTTAATAATTCCTGCATCCATTACAAATGGAACAGGTTTGATGAATCCATCTGTTTATAATGATAATGGAAAGATTATTGTTAATTTAAGACACGTTAATTATACTTTTTATCATTCAGAAAAAAAGACTTTCCAACATCAATGGGGTCCTTTGACATATGTGCATCCAGAAAATGATATGCATTTGAGGACAACAAATTATTATTTGGAGATGAATGATGATCTTAATATATCAAGATATAATAAAATAGATACAACAAAATTAGATAAAGAACCTCTATGGGATTTTGTAGGTCTTGAGGATTCTAGAATATTTCGTTGGGAAGGAGATTTATATATTTCGGGAGTAAGAAGAGATACTACAGAGAATGGACAAGGCAGAATGGAACTTTCTAAAATAGAAGTTACTGAAGATGCTGTAAAAGAAGTTTCAAGAGTTCGTATTGATCCTCCAAAAGATCCAAATTCATATTGCGAAAAGAATTGGATGGCAATTACTGATATGCCATGGCATTATGTAAAATGGTCTAACCCAACAGAAGTGGTTAAAGTAGATCCTATTACAGGAAAATCAACAACCACACATCTAACTGATGTAGTTAGTATTCCAAGAGATGTTAGAGGAGGATCTCATGTAATTCCGATGGACTTTGGACAAGTAGGGGATGAAAACTATCATTTTGCACTAACTCATGAAGTTGATTTGTTTGATAGTGAAGTTGGGAGAAAAGATGGACTTTATAAACATAGATTTTTAGTATGGAATAAGGAATGGCAATGTTGTGCATTTTCTCAAGATTTTTCTTTCATGGATGCACATGTTGAATTCTGTACAGGTATGTGTTACTATAAGGGAGATTTATTAATGACCTTTGGTTTCCAAGATAATGCTGCGTATCTATTACGAGTTTCTCCTAAAGTTGTAGAAGATTTTATATATGGAAAGTACGATGAAAAGAACTGATATTATTCAATCTTTAATTAATAAAACAAGTGCTGAGAATTATCTTGAGATAGGTGTTTCTGCAGGAGAAAATTTTAGAGATATCAAATGTAAAAATAAAGTTGGTGTTGATCCAGAGGTAAGCACTCCTGCAACTATTCATACTGATTCTGATAGTTTTTTTAAAACTAATAAAAGAACTTGGGATATAATATTCATTGATGGACTTCATCATGCAGATCAAGTTTATAGAGATATCAATAATTCTCTAAAAGTATTATCTAACGGTGGATTTATTGTATGTCATGATATGAATCCTCAACTGGAAGAGCATCAAATTCTTCCCTATCGAGGAGGTATTTGGAACGGAGATTGTTGGAAAGCATATGTACAATTAAGACAAGAAAGAGATGATCTTGCCATGTGTGTTGTTGATACTGATTATGGTTGTGGTATTATAACTAAAGGATATCAAGAAAAACTTGATAAGATAGATGATCTAAACTTTAATACTTTCTCTCAGAAAAGAAAAGAATGGTTAAATTTAATTTCTCCCGAAACATTTTTATCTAAAATAGTGGCATCAAATACTAATGATAATGATTATGATATAAAATATCTTACTAATTTACTTCATCATTACATTCAACATCCAGAAGATCCAGAGATAAATTATCTTCTTGCGATGTTCTATTGGGATATAGGACAGACAGCAGCTTGTATGTCTTATTGTTTAAGAACAGTTGAAAGAAGTGAAAGTAAATTATTACAATATGAATGTTTAATTCGTGCTGCAATGTGTTATGAGAAACAAGGCACAAGGAAGTTTACTGTTAAAGGATTAATTCAAAATGCAATGATTGTTATGCCTAAACGTCCAGAGGCACATTTTCTTCTTGCAAGACATTATGAACATCACAATCAAAGTGATGATGGTGCTTGGAAAGATTGTTATCAAACTGCATGTTTAGCAGAAGAATTTTGCGAAAGAGATCCAGAACCACTTCGTACACAAGTTGATTATCCAGGATTTTATGGTATTCTTTTTGAAAAAGCAATATCTGCTTGGTGGTGTGGTCTTTGCGATGAGTCTAGAGATATGCTTCAAGACCTTCTTGATAATTACGATTTAGATGATTCATATAAAGCATCTGTAATTGATAATCTTAAGAGACTAACAAAAGATAATGATGCAGGTTTACCTAGGTTAAATTGGTATAAGAAAAAAGATCATAAAAAACTTAGATATAATTTTAGAAACTCTAGAGATATAGAAAAGAATTTTGCAGAATCATATCAAGATATGTTTGTTCTCTCTATGTTAAATGGAAAGAAAAATGGAACATACCTTGAAATTGGTGCAGGTAATTCTTTTTATGGAAACAATACTGCTCTATTAGAAGGAAACTATAATTGGAAAGGTGTTGCAATTGATATTGATGAAAATTTTGTCAATGCACATAACACTGAGAGAAAGCATACATGTGTTCTTAAAGATGCTCTTAAAATAAATTATGAGAGATTTTTGTTAGGATTAGATATGCCAAATGATATTGATTATCTACAGTTAGATTGTGATCCTCCAGAAGTAACTTATAAGATTCTTCTTAACATACCATTTGAAACTCATAGGTTTTCTGTTATAACATATGAACATGATTACTATTGTGATGAGACTAAATCTTTTAGAAAAAAGTCTAGAAAATATCTTGAATCTTTTGGTTATAAATTAATTGTAGATAATATATCTCCAGATGATGATAGACCCTATGAAGACTGGTGGGTTCATCCAGATTTAGTCCATAAAAAGATTATAGATAAAATGGTTTGCGTTGACGGCAAAACTAAAAAAGCTGAAAAATACATGTTCAATTCTTTATAAAATTATGTCGATACCTGTTATTGGAGTTCCTGTTACTAATAGTACTTTTTGGGTAAATCGTTTACTCACTAGTATTGATTATCCTGTTGATGAAGTTTTTATTGTTAACAATAATGGTAGGGGAGAACTTGATGAAGATCTTGCTAAGTTAGCAAGTTTAAAGTATAAGTATATTAAAAAGGTAAAGGTTGCAAATTTACCTGGTAATCTTGGTGTATCTGGTGCTTGGAATTTAATTATCAAGTGCTATGTAATGGCACCATATTGGATTATATGTAATGATGATGTTTCTTTTTGTCCAGGATTCTTAGAGGAAATGATTAACACTGCCAATTCAGATGAAATGATTGGAATGATACATGGTAATAAAGGAGATTATGGTGTAGGCAGTTGGGATTTATTTTTCATTAGAGAAAGTATTGTCAGACAGTTTGGTTTGTTTGATGAGAATTTGTATCCTGCATATTGTGAAGATGCTGATATGATCATGCGTTTTATACATCGTCCTATTAAAAAAGTAATAGAGTTAGAGAGTCAATACTATCATGGTTTTGGTAAGAAAGAAGAATATTATACACATGGAAGTCAAACTAAAAAGAATGAACCAGAGTTGGCAGACAAACTTGAAATGTCTAATCAATTAAATATTGATTATTTAACTGAAAAATGGGGTGCAGATTGGAGAGTTCAAGGTCCTACCTACTTACCTTGGGAAGGAGACTCTATGGAGAACAATCCTAGAGGAGATACGAGAAGAATCTCCACAACAACATTTGATTTAGATTTTGTTCGTAGTAAGCATTTAGGATTCTAATGAGCGATACTTTGTTAGTTGTTAATCCAGATTATAGAAAACATCAAAGAGTAATCATAGTTGATAATTTCTATAAAGATCCTGATCAGGTCAGAAAGTTTGCTTTAGAGCAAGACTACTATGATGATGATGGTTATATTGGTAGGAGAACTCGAAAACAATTTTTCATACCTGGTTTAAAAGAAGCATTTGAAGATCTTTTAGGAATTAAAATTACTAAGTGGGAAGAGCATGGAATGAATGCCAGATTCCAACATAATTGGGCAGGAGAAAAATTAGTGTATCATTGCGATGAACAAACATGGGCAGGTATGATATACTTAACACCAGATGCTCCTCCTGAGTGTGGAACAACTATGTTAAGACATAGAGCAACTAAGATTCATCACAATACCATGATTGATTGGACAACTGGACAAGGTAATGAAGTATTTCCAGGTAGAACTTTCTTAGATAAAACACCATATGAAGTGGTTGATGTTGCGGGAAATGTATATAATAGACTAGTTCTCTTTAGTGGTGGAAACATACATGCTGCCTCAGAATACTTTGGCGATTGTTTAGATAATTGTAGATTGTGGCAAATGTTTTTCTTCGATTAAGAAGAGAACCTTAATTAAATAAATATAGTTTTAGGAACTAAAGATGAACGTAGCAGTTTTCTCCAAACCGAATTGTCCCTATTGTGATAAAGTAAAAAAGATATTTAAGTTGACAAAGATCAGTTATGCGGTATATAATTTAGATGAACATTTTAACAGAGATGCCTTTGTATCAGAATTTGGAGAAGGATCTACCTTTCCTCAAGTCATAGTGGATGGCAAAAAGATAGGAGGTTGTATTGATACTGTTAAATTTTTAAAGGAGAAGAAAATCGTTTAATGAATCAATTAAAATCAGATAATGATATTGAAATGAATCGTGGTTTTGAATTCCTATTAAAAGGAAATAAACCAAAACGTCAAAAACCAATACATATTATTTTTAAAAGGGTTGGTTCTTTCTTCAAGAGAGAAGTAAACCTTTATTTTGAATTTTCTTTATCCGTAAAGAAACATAAACTAAATAAACCAAATACCTTAAAGGAGGTGCGTAAATGAATTTGAGCACTATCGATATAATACTCATATCAGTATTACCAATATCATTTGTACTTTTTTCATTAGGATCTATAGCGGGTTGGCTAGTGAGAGATTATATGCTAAACTATCAAGAGATACCAAAACCACATCCTGAGATGTTTGATATGAATGGGAATTTAGTTCCCGATGAGGTAATTGCATTTAACTTTGAAAATTATGACAACAACGAAACCGAAGAAGACGACTAGAAAAGCAGCTCCTATCCCAGATCTCCCTGTAAATCCATTTATATTTGAGATTCTTGATGTTGTTGTAGCACAGAAAACAAAAGCAAGAAAGATTGAAGCATTAAGAAAATTTGGAGACAATGCTCTTAAGACCATCTTCATTTGGAATTTTGATGAAACTGTAATATCTACACTCCCGCCAGGCGATGTTCCATATGCTGCTGTGGATGAGCAGGATTCTTTCAGTGGAACTCTAAGTGAAAAGATTCGCGATGCTGTTGGTAAGATGGGTGAGTTAGGAACTAAGTCGTTAGGATCTCAAGATCAAGGAAGATCATCCATAAGAGCAGAGTTTAAAAGATTTTATAACTTTGTTAAAGGTGGTAATGATGCACTTAGTTCTCTTCGTAAAGAGACCATGTTTATTAACATTCTTCAAGGATTGCATCCACTAGAGGCAGAGATTGTAGTTCTAACAAAAGATAAGAAGTTACAAACTAAGTACAAATTAACTAAAGAGATTGTTGCTGAAGCATTCCCAGACATTAAATGGGGAAATCGTTCTTAATTGAAATTTTTATTATGGCAGAAAAAGAAACTAAAACAGAATTAAAAAAACCAGAAAGTAAGAAAAAAGAAAAATTAGAACCAAAACAAAACTGGTCTTCTAATGAAAAGCAAACATCGAAAGATGTTTATGGTTGTGAGATTTTAGTGGACAACGGTACTTTAGAAGAAGTATCAAAAACAGAATATCCCAATGATGCTTCTATAATAAAGTATCATGTTGATGATAAAGTTTGTCTTGATTTAGCAAGGGGTACAAGAACTAAATTATTTGATATGTACTATGATAAGTTCAAGAAAGGTCTAAAGGAAATTAATTGGGGTAAAGGAACTATTAGTCCTAAAGTATGGGGATACAAAAGTTCTCAATCAAAAAAGAAGAAGTAATGCCAAAAAAAGAAAAACCAGTTAAAAAACCAGTTCCAATAAGAGAACTTAAATCAACTTCATCAACAGAGGTAATTGAAATTGAAAGAATTGTTACACCTGATGAAGAAAAAAGAGTTGATCATATATTTGTCAGAAGACAAAAAATATGTAGAGGTAATCCAGAGGAAATTTTTACAACTGAAGAGTATGCAAGGTTTGATGTTGCTTGGCCAGAAGAAGAAAAAGAAGAAGTAAACCTAAATACAGTAGTACCAAAATTTACATGAGGAATCAATTAATCAAAGCACTTCTAGCACATGCACAAGGAGATATCCAAAAGCACGTAGCAAATGTTGAAGTATACTTATCTAATCCTGTAGGAATTGGAGAACATTCTAATATCGTAGAGGCAATCGAAGAGGAACTTAATATGATTGCCAAGTATGAAGATCAAGTTGAAGTTATTAAAAAGTATTTCAAAAATGAAGGGCAAAACCAAAATTGACTTTTATTTACCAAAATAGTCGAAAAAAATTCCCGCCAAAATTTTGAACTCTAAAGATTTTATAAAATTGTAACAGAAGTTACACTATTACTTGACTATATAGTGTGGGTATGCTAACATACCTTTACGTTCATCCAAATGATAGAACTCACACTACTGGCATCA